CGGTTTCTTCAGTGTCCGGTTACGCCAACCCTGTACAGTCCGCCACCAGCGAAATTGGCGTTTCCGGTGGCGGTTATCTTAACCACACTGAGGAGGCTGCCAACATGGCTACTATCCCTACCCTTGTACATTCTCAAACCGCCTTTCTCTGGCGCTTTATCATCTTTGGCGCGTCAGAACATCAAATCATCCACGTAACCGCCTGGACGGAACGCGAAGCGCGTAGCCGTTGCCCGTCAGGTTGTGTTGCTGTATTTGCCGCCCGTATTCGTCAGGAGGTGCGCCATGTGCAATGACACCCGTCCTGACGCAGCCGCAGAAGCCATCAAAACGCTGATGCACGCGCTGATTGATATTTCTGTTATCGCAGACAAGGCACATAAGCACGCCACCAGCGAAACAGAATATATCGGGGCTTTCGTTCCTCACTTACTGGCTGTTATGCAATTTAGTGCTGATATGGCGCTGAATGAGGACGGCAAAATTCTTACCGCAGATATTCAGGGAGTGCACCATGCATGATGACCGTTATTTTAAATCAATGAGCCATGCAGAAAATGCACTGACTAACAGTGAATGTTTGCGGCAAATATTGCTTATCTGGCTTGATGGTTTAAGTGATGCGCCGGAAGATGAACGTGAATCTAATCTTGCTGGTGCGTTTATTTCATTACTCGATACGGTAATCGTCGAATTAAATAAAGCGATCGAAATTCACGATAAAAAAATAAACGCGGAATAAAAAACATGAAACAGAAAAATTCTGGCTTTACTGCCAGTGGCCCCGCTCGGCCTGAAAGCCGCCCCGGCGATATTTTCCGGGATAAATACGGAAGTCAGATAACGGTAAAAACGGTGAGTGCTTATCGGGTGACATATATCCGCGAAGGTTATGCGCATCCCTGCGTGTCGTCACATATGCGCTTTGAGAGTGAATTTACCCTGGTAAGCAAAGCACCACCAGCGGACTTAAGCGACATCGACAGAATCATGCGCATTACAGGTATGGAACGCATTAAGGCAGTACGTGAAATTATTCGTGAGCGGGGAAAGGCAAAATGAAACTGGCACCAAACGTAAAACTGTTACCGAAAGATAAAGGCGAGGATGCAGTGATTTTTGCAGGGGATGACGCATACAGCCATGTAGAGCATTACATGCAGGGCGGAGAAGCCAGAAAGCGCGGAGACAAAATACCACCTGTTTATCTCGGGCGGCGTGACCTGGGTAACCTGGAAAACCTGCGTATTGTGGATGATGGTCGGTCACGCGCCATCGTCAGACGTGCCGGAAAACTGGATGACAAACTGGCGCTACAGATTGAAACCCTGCTGGCAGTGGCAGGTGTTAAGGAAGCCTGTTTTTGTGACGAGAACGGCGATTTACTGGAGGACTGGACGCCGCAGCTTGCCCGGCTGAAAGACGAATACGAGCGCGGGGAAAGTCTTGTGTTGCCCTTAAAGAAAAAAGCCACCACAAGCCCGGGTGATGATGAATTAAAGCCCCGCGTTGAAAGCCGCGCCGATGGTGTTTTCTGGGTAACGCCCAAAGTGGATAAGCAGTCAGGCGAAATTATCCGGCCTGAGACGTGGTTATGTTCCCCGCTTGAACTACTGGGAACGGGGACAATCGGCAAAGAGCATTACCGCGTGATGCGCTGGAAAAAACCAGCAAATCATGAAGTCATCACAATGGCGGTTCCGTGCGGTGGCATTGGCGACCGTGACGGCTGGCGGCTACTGAAAGACCACGGACTGAACGTAACAACTAACGGCAAATACAGGGCTATCCTGGCTGACTGGATGCAGTTAAGCGGAAGCCATGAGGAATGGCAGTTAAGCACAACAACGGCTGGCATTTTGGCGCGTACATCATGCCGGACGGTTCGATCATTGGTGATTCTGAAAAACCGATCCTGTTTACCGGAAAAAGCGCCGCGATTAACGGTTATTCCGTGGCGGGTACGGCGGAGGGCTGGCGCGAGAGTGTGGCGCGACTGGCTGGCGGTAATGCCTCAATGATGCTGGGTGTGGCAACGTCACTGGCAGCGCCTTTAATTGGCCTTGTGGGTGCTGACGGCTTCGGGGTGCATCTTTTCGAACAGTCATCGGCAGGTAAGACCACCACGCAGAACATCGCATCAAGTTTATGGGGAGAGCCGGACGCGCAGCGGCTGACCTGGTACGGCACGGCGTTAGGTATTGCCAATGAGGCCGAGGCCCATAATGACGGGCTTTTACCACTGGATGAGATAGGCCAGGCCGGAAATGCGCGGGAAGTGTCAACGTCTGCTTATACGCTGTTTAACGGTTCAGGGAAATTACAGGGGGCGAAGGACGGCGGCAACAGGGAGATAAAACACTGGCGAACGGTGGCAATCAGCACCGGAGAAATGGACGTTGAAACGTTCCTCAAAACGGAGGGGATAAAGGTTAAGGCAGGACAGCTTGTCCGTCTGCTTAACGTGCCGATGGAAAAAGCCACGCAGTTTCACGAATACAGCACCGGAAAGGCGCACGCAGACGCGTTAAAAGATGCCTGGACAGAAAATCACGGGGCGGCGGGGCGTGAGTGGGTTAAATGGCTGGCAGACCACCAGCAGGAGACAAAGGACACGGTAAGGGCATGCCGTGAACGGTGGCGCAACCTGATACCGGAGAGCTACGGCGAGCAGGTCCACCGCGTGGGTGAGCGTTTCGCCATACTGGAGGCCGCACTTGTGCTTTCCGGTCATGTGACTGGCTGGGATGAGCAGGAATGCCGTGATGCCATTCAGCATAATTTTAATGCCTGGGTGAAAGAGTTCGGTACGGGCAACAGGGAACACAGGCAGATTATTGAACAGGCTGAGGCGTTTCTTGCGGCCTATGGCCTGAGCAGGTTCGCCCCTGTCAATTATGACCCTGCCAGCCTGCCGATTTCAGAACTGTACGGCTACAGGGAAAGCGACGGGCGTTATGACGAGCCTGTTTTGTTTTACGTGCTGCCGGAGCCGTTTAGCTCACATGTGGCGAAGGGATTTAACAAGGATGCCGTAGCAAAGACCCTTCATGAAGCCGGAATGCTGAGAAAACCAGCCAGCGGGCGGGGATGGCAAATCAGGACACCACGACTAAAACACCTGAAAGGGGCGCGGCTAAGAGTGTATGGCCTTTTGCTGACGCAGGACCACGATGCTGAAAATGATTAATCTCGCGTGTAGGAGGTAAAAATATGTTGTCCCAGTCGTCCCAGTAAGCAACAAGCAATCGTAACACATTGAATTACATAAATTTCACTTACAAAAAGTGGGACAACAGCGGGACAACATTCAGGCATTTTGGGACAACATAGCGGCATTTTGGGACGACACGACACGTATTTTTTACCGTGCTGGAGGGTGGGACAACACAAAAACCCTCATGTCGTCCCAAAATCGCCTTATGTCGTCCCACTTTGTGGAGTATGTTTTTAATAAAATCAACAGGTTAACATTAAGTGGGACAACCGGGACAACTGGGACGACGTGTTTTGTATATATACGAAAAAATCGAGATCTGAACTATGAAGTTAAACCGCAAACAACCACACTACCGCGCCATTGACCTTACAGAGCACTGGCTGAGAGTGGCGATAAAAATCATCGACCGCAACACGGTGGAAGGATACGCGAAAGCACATCCCGAACTGATAAGCGCATTCATGACCACAGCGGCGGCAAACTTTGCCACGCTGACAGAACGGGAGATTGCCGAAGCGGAACAGGTAACAACCATCAACGTAAAAACCGGAGAGTCAGGCGATGATACATGACCGCATAGCGGAGGAACTCGAGGCGAAAGGATTTTACCGGAGGGCGGCGGCGCGATGGGGTGAAGTCATGCAGCTGGTGGAGACAGACAAGGAACGGCATCAGGTTACGATGCGACGGCTGGAATGTTCCAGGAAGGCACAGAGGCCACCGGAGCCGCCAACGGAGAACTATGCAGACCTGAGAAATGCAGTAAATCGCACTTACGCAGACATGGGGCTGAGCAAATTAGCAGAGTAGGAATACCAGAACCACACCACACAGCCGGAGCAATCCGGCTTTTTTGCGCCCAAAAAAAGCCCGATAAGGTCAGAGGTGGCTTATCGGGCTTTTGCATATGAGGCTTTTTGGTGCACTGACACACATGATCGGGATAATCATTTCATAATTTGCAATACAACTCAATATCATTGCACAAAATGCAATCATAATTATAATCATAACTGGATGAACATACAGTTATGATTTTTTAAGTCAAAGAGGAATTTCTTACTATGGCTGAAGAGAAAAAAGGCGGTGTTTCGGTGTACATAAGCCCCGACATCGTGAAGGCGCTCAAGGAACGCCACCAGCAGAACGTAAAAGCAGGCATTGCGGCAGGACTTGATCCGCTGGCGATGGTTGAGCCGTCAACAGGCTGGCAGGTACGCGCCTATTTACGCGCGGCGCTGGGTATGAATCAGGTTCACGGGGGTGAATAATGACAGGCAAAGCAACAGCACTTACCACTAATCAGCTTTTCACGTACCTGAATCGCGGGGATATTGCGGAATTTAAATTCAGTCCGCTGTTTACCACGCTGTTTTTCCCGAACGTGGCGACATTCAGCACCCAAAACATCATGCTGGATACCCTGGACATTGAAGAAGTCACCATGTCGGCGTTTTGTTCGCCTATGGTTGGCAGCCAGGTCCAGCGCGATAAAGGGTACGAAACCAGCACGATTAAACCAGGCTACATGAAGCCAAAGCACGAAATCGATCCAACAAAAACCATCATGCGCATGGCTGGAGAAGATCCGGCACAGCTTAACGACCCTACCTACCGACGTATGCGCCTTATTACTGGCAACATGCGCCGCCAGATAAACGCCATTAAAGCGCGCGTGGAATGGCTGGCGGTGAATGCGATAACGACCGGAAAAAACATCATTGAGGGCGAAGGCATAGAACGCTATGAAATCGACTGGAAAATACCGGAAAACTGCATCATAGAGCAGGCCAAGGGTAAAAAATGGTCCGAGCATGATAAAGATATTTACGATCCAATCTATGACATCGAACTATACGCAGATCAGGCAGGTTGCCCCGCCAACGTCATGATTATGGGCGCTGAGGTATGGCGCACGTTACGCAGCTTTAAAAAATTCCGCGAACTGTACGATCTTTCCCGTGGTTCAGAATCCGCCGCAGAACTGGCCTGTAAAAACCTGGGTGAAGTAGTGAGCTTTAAAGGCTATCTGGGCGATATTGCCCTTATCGTCTATTCCGGCAAATACACTGACAGCGACGGTACCGAAAAATATTTCCTTGAGCCTGATTTGCTGGTCCTGGGTAACACCAACAACAAAGGGCTGGTGGCCTATGGTGCGATTATGGATCAGGAAGCTGTAAGAACAGGCGCAACGCAAAACATGTACTACCCGAAAAACTGGATTGAGGACGGCGATCCGGCGATTGAGTACGTGCAGACGCACAGCGCACCGCAGCCGGTACCGGCAGACATTCGCAAATTTGTTACCGTCAAAATTGGTTAACTGGGGATTCTATGAACACTCCATACATTGAGTTATTTGCAGGCAGTCAGCAGGTATCAACGACGCTGGTACATTTTGCCGCTGATGCTGGCTTTATTCAGGAATTTACCCCGCTGATGCTGTCAGACAATGGCGAGTTTAAGCCGTGGGATGGTCAGGAATCTGGCAAGGCTGTTTATCTGACTTCGTACCCCGTGGACACGTCGACGCAGAAATCAGCACAGTGTTACAAGACGGGGATATTTAATATCGCCGCCGTAAACTGGCCTGAGAGCGCCGACACTGACGCGAAAAAATGCGCCGCCTTTGCGGGTTCTGGCGTATCCGTTCAGCCGCTGGCGCGATAAGCAGGGGAAACGATGGCAACGAATGAAAGCATCATGGCGCTACCGCTGGCGAGTAAATTTAAAGCAGAAGCGCGGGCAATGGCTGACAGAGGTTTATCAACCTACGAGGCCGTATATCAACTCAACAAACTGGAAGAGCAGGACAAGCCGCGCGCTGATGCGATTATGGCGCTTCATGAACATAACGACTATCAGCGCTGTTACGTGCAATGGCAAACGTGCCATGTATTAGCGTCGATAATGCTCGTGAAATCCTGAACATGACCATAGAGCAGGAGCGCCCAAAGGTTGCGCCGGAGCTTACCGCAGCCTTTGAAAACTTTATGGACATGCACAGCCCGAAAGCCGTATCACCCGGCATGGCATACGACGGCAGAAACCCGGGCGATGAAGGCGACGTCGATCGCATACTGAAAACCATCTGACATAAGGCCGGAGAAATCCGGCTTTTTTTACGGGTCCTTTCCGGCATATGGACCGTTACGGGGCGGCGACCTCGCGGTTTTTCGCTATTTATGAGCTTTTTCAGGGTGGTGGTGGTGGTTTTGTTGTTTGCTCTATCTTTATGAATAAAAAGGGAAATATAAAACCAATACACCAACCTGAAACCTTAACTAAGTGGGGATATTGATGAAATCGCACCTGATGAACAAAAAAACTATGGCGCAAAGCTGCCGTGTAAGTGCGACAGCGTTCGACAAGTGGGGAGTGACTCCCGTTGAACGTAAAGGCCGCGAGGCTTTTTACGATGTTGCCAGCGTGATAGACAATCGGGTAAGCAATGCAATTAACCAGGTTGCAAACGACAAAGGCGAGATTGACGATGATGAACTCTTACGAGTCAGGATCAGATTACTGACAGCGCAGGCGGAGGCACAGGAACTTAAAAACCATCGCGAGAGTGGCGACGTAATTGATACGGGGTTTTGTATGTACGCGCTTTCAAAGCTGGCGAGTCAGATTTCATCAATCATGGACAGCCTCCCGCTTACTATGCAAAGGAGCTTCCCACAGATGACCCCCGCTATGCTGGATGGACTTAAAAAGGAAGTGGTTAAAGCCTGTAATGCTTGCGCAGGAGTTGCTGACAACCTCCCGCAGATACTGGCTGATTACCTGATGGAAACTACCGGAGACGTACCGGAGAAGTTACTACAGAAGAAAGGCGAGTAACAGACGCGCAATTATTGAACAAAAATGAGAAAGGATCTGATAATGGCATTTTCTGGCTAAAATGCCTCGTGTCAGATCCTTTCTTTTTTTAATATTTTCATTGTTAAACAGTCTGTTACAGAGAAGAAGAACGGATCTGACTTTTGCCGGAAAATTTTCATAAACAGATAAAAACCGCGAGGTCGCCGCCCCGTAACGGGCCATAATTCCAGGAAGGACCCGACGACACCAGACTATCAGAACGATGGGGCACAATGACAGAAGCCGAACTACTGCGATTAATCCGTCGCGTTGCCGGAATCAGCCAGCAGGCTGACGAACAGGCCACGCAGCCGGACAGCGTGACCGCCGAAAATTATGCGCGTGTGGTTGCTGAGGTGATGCGCCGTGATGGTATTGAGCTTAACGGCGTGGATATGCGCAACATACGAACCAGAGTCCTTGAGTTGCTGGCATACCGTCGCCGCGTGGAGATGTATCGGGAGAAGGAGAAAATCACGTACCACTGGAAGAAGCCGGAGCGGTTACGGCGGTAACTCACTGAGATTAAAGCAAAGCTCAAAATTGCGCTGGCTGAATGATCATTATGATTACTTATGTTTACGCAGATGATTAAGGCCTAAACCGTTGATTATTCCACAATCCCCCATTGGGGGAAGCTGGCGGTAACTGGTTGAACTTAAAGCAAAGCGCAAAATTGCGCTGGCTGAATAATCATTATGATTACGCAGATGATTAAGGAATGACCGAAGGCGGAAATTCGCCTGTGGTTGATGGGGGAGTTGCAGATCTGCAACTCGACCATGAAATTACGGAAACTACCCGTAGTTTGGGTAGTAAGAGCAACACCCAGATTTTGGGGCTTACTCGTGATACCCAAATTTGGGGTATCGGCGGCAACCATAACGACTTTCGTTACGGTTGATGCTTTTACCCCATTGAGGGAAAGGTATTACGATAATCATAACACCTACCGAACAGGTAAAGCCCACCAGCCTGATTAACTGTTAACCGGAAAAAAATTCCGGTAGGGTTCCCGATATGGGAATCCCCATATCGACAGCAACGCCCCCTTAAAATTACCCGCCTTTATATTTCTTGTGCCTATTTGTTCCACGTTGTTTCATACAGTGCGCCGAACGGTGTAGTCACTGGTGTAGTTATTTTGAGTTTTTTTGCACTTCGGGCTTAATCGAAAATATAATTAAATCAATATGTTATTCAAAATAAGTTATATATAAAAACATT